TCAGCCGCGCTGCAATTTCCTTGTATTTGGAATCGGGAATAACCTGATCGGTCACAAATAGGCCGGATGGTTTGGCACCATTCTGCATGACATAGTTGGCATATAGATCAATGTCCTGATCCAGCCCAACCAGTTCGGCAAGCAATGTGCCTTTGTTCCAGCCGCCGGAACCTTGCCAGCCCATTTCCATCAAATGCATTACCTGCCAATATTCCAATGGCGCATCTTTGCTGAATCCGTAGCTTGGCGTTGCAAGCCGATACATTGGATACCGTGTTTCGGTCAATTGAGTTGTGATCAGCGTTGCATCAAGAATGTACATTTCCAATGGCGTTTGATCGGATTTGTTTTGATCCTTGCGCCAAAATACTGTGTAGCATTCACCTGCCATATCCAGCCACATTGAAAACTGATACCAGAATTCGTATTGGCTTTGGAAGTTGTTTGGGTTTGCAAGCAGGTTATAAACTTGCCGCGCTTTAATTTTGTCGCGGTTGCCGATTGATGGATCATGGCAAGCGTTGACCAATTGATCTTTGTCGTTATACGCAACAATCTGCACCGGCAGTTGGGCAAGCGCCCGAGCCTTTACTGCAAGGCAAGCCATTACGGTCGAATTGCGCGATAGCACCGACATATCGACAGTGCGACCGGCTTGGGTTGCACTGGATGTCGTGACATACAACATTTGCTGGAATGCCGATGTAGCCCCGACATTGCGCAGCACGTTGTTGCCAAGCGTTGTTTGCCCGAATAGCGTGTTACTTTCTTTCTTGGCAACCGCATTACGTTTAAATATGTCCAGCATTCCCATAATCTTCGCCTTTAAAAAGTGCGGAATCCATAATTGCCACTATCAATTGGATGATCTAATGAGCAATGCATGGCAATAATTAGGGCGATAATACCATCAACTTTTGCGCTTTTATCTGCCTCATTCTTACGAATTTTTATGTTTCCGTTTACATCTTCATACACTTCGCAATTTTGAAGTTGCCAGCCCAAGAATGGATTGCCGTTGTGTTTAATATTCTTGCCGAGAATTAACTTTTCCAAATGCTTCGACGGATTGCTTAATACCGCCATACCTTGCCCGACCTTTTTGACCGGCATGGCGTTGTCGTTTAGCCGAGCAATTAAGCTTGCTGCGTTGTATGCGTCATAACCAATTTCGCGAATATCGTATTTGCCTGCTTGCTGTTTGATGTATTCGCTGATCTCGCGGTCATCCATTACGTTGCCTTGCGTCAAGTGCAATATTCCAGAATCTTTCGCATTTCTAAAAATGTCTTGGTAATGTTGCGGCACATGGCTTAAAGCATCTTCGGGCAAAAAGAATTTCCACTCGGCAAAATAGTCATCCTCGCTGTACCGCTTTAGCGTACAGACAGCATTCAAATCTCGCGTTGCCGCCAAGTCGAAGCCGATATACACCGATTCCGGTTCGCGATTGTCAGCAGCCGCCGCGCATTCATCCCAATGCGACCGATCTATCCAAGCCGAATTTGCACTTACAAAAACATTTAGCGTTTTGCAAAGAAATTCGTTCAGCGTTGCCGGTTTGTATTTGGCTTCTTCAGCCCTTGCCGCGATAGCTTCTTCAAATACCGATATACCATGCATAGGATTGGCTTTGCCCCAAATAATCGGATCACGCCAATCGTCTTGCGGATCAAGGCCATATAACAAGCCAAACCATTTGGGATTGTCCGGCGCTTCACCCGATAGCATTGTTTGAAACATCAGCATATCTTCGTGGAACTTGGTGTCTTTGGTAAAGCTGGCGGTGGTGATATAGATGCGCAGCGGATTCTTTCGCGCCACCATACCGGAATGCAGCACTTCGATTGAATTGCGATCAATAATCTGCGCCGCTTCGTCAATGATGGCGCACGATGGGTTTAGGCCATCGCCGGTTTTCTTGGTATCCCGCGACAGCGCCTTAAACATGGATTGCGAATCGCCAATCTTCGTGATGTGCGTCTTTTGCACATTAAACAATTTCGCCACTTCCGATGGCATCGATTCAATTAGCCCGACCGCCGATGTAAATACAATGCTTGCTTGGTCGCGGTTGGTCGCAAGCGTATAGACCTCGGAACCCTTTTCGCCAAAGATCAATTCATATAGGCCAATGACCGCGATAAGTGTAGATTTGCCTGCTTTGCGCGGAATGTAAACAATGACATCTGTCACCATGCGCTTGGCTTTGTCCTTCTTTGACCAAAAGCCATAGATGCCGCAGATCAGCAAAATTTGGAATGGTTCGAGCCGCAGCGGTTTGCCTGCATCGGCACCTTTGGCATGGCGCAGCAACGAAGCGAATTTCAGGAAATGCTCGACCGCCTCTGGATGAAATTGCCATTCCCATTCCTTGTTTTCAAGCTGATCAAGAAACCGTTGGCAGGCAAGTAATACATTTCGACAAACTAGGATTTCACCCTTGACCACCTGATTGGCGTAGATCACGCCATCTTGCCATTTCATTGCGGTTGCCAGCCCTTCAGAAAATCTGCCAATGGCGAAGCATCTTCAAGCTTGTTTGCAGCCAATCGCGATTTGGGCGTAAGGCCAAGTTCGTTCATGATCTTGATGCAATTTTCCATTGCTTTATTTGCAATCGCAATATACGGATTTGGCGCAAGCGTTTTGCCGTTGTTTATCTTGACCACCAACGGATGCTTATCTTGCTGCGACCGGGCATCAATGTATGTTTGCATTTGGTCGGCCAGCATCATCAGCGTGTGCCGGTCTTGCTCAGTGCCGATGCCGTAAACATCAAACAAATATTTTGCGGTTTCATCGACGAACCGCTGCTTAGTAAATAATTCCGGTTGGCTTGCCCACTCAGCAAATGGAATCCGCGCCTTTAATTTTTCAGGCAGCATGATCCCGGCATTCATGCCTTTGCTGCCATGCATAGCGTGAACCTCTGGTGGCAATTTGTTATGTGCTGCCATTTTTGCAATAAAAATAAATGTTTGCGTTGGACAATTTTTGCGCTATAGTCAAGTTATACAAAGCGAGGTTAATATTATGCAAACTAAACTAAGCCAAGTCAAAGCAGCGTATGAAGCAGGCAATTTCAAAAAAGCTATCCAGATTGCTGCCAAATTTCATGATCTTGGCGCTGAACGCGCCGCAATTCTTGATGCTCATTTGGCAATCACTAACCCGCGATGGGCAATTCAACTTAATAAAAATTTAGACCAAACTATTGATGCAGGGATTAAAGCCTTAGCCCTCCGCTACAAGTTCTAACATATCCTCGGCAATTTCAACTTCGCCGCAGGCTGCTGCGGCTTTTTTGCCATCGCCCTTAACAAAAACTAATACGTTTTGATGCGTTTTGCCAAGTTTGCGGCTGGCGCTAAATTGCTTACCTGCGCGAATCGGCAGGCTTCCGACCGCTGTTACTAAAATTGCCTCGTTGTAATAATGCAGGCCAGCCGCTTGGAATGCTGCAACGGTATCGCCCACAAAGTCATAATAATTGCCTTTTTTATCACGCACTTCACCAACCACGCAGGCAGCAAAGCGATTGTCTTTTAGCCGCTGGCAGGCTTTTTTTATTATTTCAAAATAAGCATCTTTGAATTCATTGTAGCCAAGCGTGCTTAAATCCTTTGGGTCGTCGCTGTAAACCTCTAGGTCAGCGTAGGGTGGGCAAGTAAATAAAAAATCAGCCTCAATTTCTGCGCAAGTTTTGTCGATGTTTCTGCTATCGCCGCAAATCCAAACTGGCGGCAAAGCATCGTCGGCGCAAATTTCGCTGGCCTGCGCTTGATTAGCCGTTACCTGCTCTGCCCGGAGCTCGTGGCCTACATACCGCCGGTTTAGCTTACTAGCCACAATGCCGCGAACGCTGCCGCCAGCAAACGGATCAAGGACCACGCCCATTTCAGGGCAAAACCAACGATAAGCAATTTCGCAAAGCACAGGGTCAAAAACGCTTGTGCCGCTTTCAGAAACTAAACCCACTTCACGCTTGCCGTTTTTATATCCGGCAACCATGTTGCTACCACCCGGCGCTGCTGTTGGTTTTTTTCTCATAATGTCATACAAGCCGTCTTGATTTTGCATCATCAAGCCCCCCCCCCGGCCCTCCTCGCTTTTAATGCCTAGCGCAAGCCAGCTTCGCTTCCGTGCCTGCCACCAGCCTTCCCTAGCATTTAGCACGCTAAATGGCGGCACTAAAAAACGCTCGCTTAAACTTCCAGCGCCGCCCTGAGCAGGCTCATCAATATTTTCATTCAGCAAATCTGCCAGCTCTTTTTGATCAAAGCCGGTTAGCGCAAGATCAAAACCTTCCAGTTCCAATTCTTCAAATTCCAGCGCCAGCATTTGGTTATCCCATCCGGCGTTTAGGGCAAGCTTATTGTCGGCAATGATCAGCGCCTTTTTTTGCGTTGGCGACAAATGCGAAAGTTCAATGACCGGAATCTTTTTTAGCCCAAGCTTTCGCGCAGCCGCAAGCCGACCATGCCCGGCAATGATGCCTGCCTCACCATCAACCAAGATCGGATTAGTCCAGCCAAATTCTTTGATGCTTGCCGCGATCTGCGCAACCTGATCATCACTATGGGTACGGGAATTCCTCGCGTAAGGAATCAACTTTTCAATTTCGATTTCTTGAATTTTCATTTGCGCCTGTAAATTTTTTTGCGTTTAGGGAAATCCTTTTGCGTTTAGGGAATTCCCTGTTGCGTAAAGTTTAACCCCCCCTATAGCTTTGGTCTATATGCGAAAAGTTGCCCCCGCGCCTGCTGCCCTGTAAAGCCAAAAATTTTAAGTTATTGATAATTTTTTGCCCATTTTATTATTTTTTTTGCACCGTTTTAATAGGTTGCTTAAATTATTTTACGTCACGCTATAGCCCAAGACTAAGCCAAGCTTGCCTAATAGATTCAAACTATGCCGCGCTGTAATGCATCCCAACCATACGCACATAATCATCGTCGGTGTATTCGACGACGCCATGC